GTCTATGGCTGATATGGCTGTCATGCAAAAGACTCCAATGAAAGAGTCTGCTGCTATCTCCGAGCGCATAGAGGCTATGGCTTTCAATCCAATGAAAGAGTCTGCTGCTACCTCCGAGCGCAAAGAGGCTATGGCTGTCATGCAAAAGAATCCAATGAAAGAGGCGGTTGCGGCGGTTGTTAAGGAAAGTATTGTTCCTGAGTTTAGAAAGTCTGCTGCTATCTCCAAGCGCAAAGAGACTAAAGATGCAATCTTTAATAAAAAAGCAGCATATACACAGGGAAAACAGCTACGCCTTATGGAGAATACTGCTATTCAAGGCGATGTCATGATCAAGAGTCAGGAAATGACAGCTAAAGGAACCGAAGACATTGTTAAACAACATAAGAAAACACGCCGTTGGATGATATTTGGTCGTCTAATGCAGCTCACTGCGACCGTGGCTAGTACCTTAACCAAAATGGCTACTGGTTTAGCGGGAGGCATCGCTGGTGCTATTGCCGGAACTCAATTAGCCAAAGGGTTAGCAAATCTTAATAAATTTAAGTTTGGTAAAGGTGGTTTGGGCGTTTCGTTTCTTTCCGTTGGTGCTGCTGCTGCTTTGGGTGTTTTCGTAGGTAAATTCATTAATGAAAACCTACTAAGCGATGAAACAAAAAATTCAATCGGAAAAGCGATCGCTAGTATTATCAATCCAGAGGCAGTGAATGCGGAAGTAAAAGCAAAACAGCAGGAGAGGCGATCAAATAAGGAAATGGAAGCCCTTAATGCTCTTAACGAAAATCCAAACAGAACGTATGAACAGGTTTTTGGATCAGTAGTAACCCAAAAAGTTGTGTCAGGCCCCCCAGCGGGGGGTGGTACTAGAAACAAAGCAGACCCCGATAAAGTACATCAAAGAGAGTTCTATGAATCTCGAAGAAATAAATATCTTGCAAAAACGGCTGGCGACTATCTAAATACTGGCCTCCCCGAACAAGCATTGGGGTCTAAGCAATCTCCTGAGTGGGTTCAGTCTAATGTTCCCGGTATAAATGCAACACCACAAAAGAGTGGTGGGGAAGGATTCCGGTCGGGAAATAAGGAAACCGAGAAGAAGCTTGATACCGTAAACAGCAATCTAAAATTTATTGCTGATATTCTTGGTAGGGATGATAATGGTATGTCATCCTTCGATCCAAATACAAACCTTGGTACTATGGGGTATTAAATATAACCATGCCATATTTTAAGCAAATCTACATGGACAGTGTTCCGGATAACAACAAGATCATTATAGACAACAATGATCTCGTTGTTCAGGTGCCACTGCCCGCCGACTTCGGGATGACAGTTGGCTCTGAGTTTACTACACCGTTTGATACTGGCGGGCTTTCTGGTATGTATCAGAAAGCTGCTGCTGTTGCTGGATTTTCTCAGAAATTAGGTCTATCAATGAAAAGTCTATACGCCAATCCATCACCAACAGAAATCTCATTTGAATGTGAGCTTGTTGCTTACTATTCAGCGGTGGATGAGGTTGTCAAGCCCGCAATTGCGCTAATGCTTATGGCTGTTGGTAAACGTGTTACTGGTCGAAGCGTCGAACATAAAATGAATATGCTTTTTGGTAAGGTTGACAAAGCTGCTGGAACAAATACCAGAGCAATCGATACTTCTTCTTTTGGTTTTGGTGATGGAGATGATGGGGAGTCAAAGATAGATAAGGCTCTTGAACTAATCAAGGTCATCGAATCGCCTAATAAGTGTTCTATTCAATTTGGCAATGTTCTTACGATTGAGGATAAAGCTTGGATGACAAGTGCCGCACCACAATTCTCTAATGTTCTTGATTCTGGTGGTATGCCAATGTCAGCCACCGTCAGTCTGACATTCACCGTAGAAGAGCATCCAATCGATGAAGACATCATGAATTATTTTGGTGATATATAATGGCAAAACAAAGCATCAATAGAAGAAAGTATCTCTATCAGGAAACAGATGAGTCAGGTAACACTGAACTCGATATTCTTGATAACCGGATGCTTGAAATCCAGAACCTATCGGAAGTGGATACTGTCACAGTAACAGCATCAACAGAGGGTCGTCTTGATCTTATTGCCTATAGAACTCTTGGGGCTTTCAACCTCATTTGGCTTCTTGCTGAATACAATAACATGATCGACCCATTCGATGAGACTCGCATTGGTGACGAGATCAGAATCCCTTCCCTTGACGAGTATTATAAGTACTTTGCAAGAAACGCAAGAAGAGTATAATACATGGCCGAAGAGCAACAAGAGTTTCCAATCTTTCAGCATCAGATTCAGAGAACAGGTAAAGACCAAAACATGTTCTTTGCTTTGTCGTGTTCACAGGAAACACCTCTAGCCAGAGTTGCACCTCGCTCTATCAAGATCAATGAGCGTTTTGGCACAGCATCACCTATTGTTGCTATTGACTTTGTTGACGTTGATGGGAAGCTCGTTAATGACACACAACTAAGCAAAGACGCCACTTACTATCTTGATATTGGTAATGATGTACACGAAAACACTCGATTGAGACTAAGTATCTCTCGTGTTTCGTTTGCAAATCAGGCTGGTGGTGAATCAAGAAACGTTAAGTTCACAGTCAACTTTGTTCATGTTTCTTGGCCAAACATGATCAATCGAAGATACAACAGATCGTGGAAGAACAAGAGTTTTGACCAGATTGTGTCAAATATCATCGACAGGAACTACGAAGATAGCTCTGTCATGCCCACAGACGGCATACAGGAGACTATCATTCAACCTCACTGGACTAACATCGGTTTTCTTAAATGGATTGCTCAGAGAGCAGCTACCGCGAACTCAAAGAAATCCCACATTGAGTTTGGGACGAAGACTGATGGTGAATTCTTCTTTAAGTCTATCGGTGACATCATTGACGAAAACATTGACGATATCAACAGCAACAAGCTGATGACATTCAAGATGCAAGGAGCAGAACTCAATGAAGCTAAAAAGAAAGAAGAAGACGAGAAAAATAATCAAAAAGACATTAAAGCACCAACTTATTTCATCACCTATGTCGGTAATGAAAGATACATGGATGGTGTGACTTCTGGTGCTGGTGGTCTTGAAACCAAATGGTATGACTTTGCTTCTGGCCAATATGTTACAGCAGTCAACACTGTAAGCGGCTCAGACTTCACACAGCTAACTGATTGGGTTGGTGTCAAACGATCCCACCAGAACACTTTCAAATTAGCACAGCAAGGCTCTCAGAGCCGTTGGGGATATGATATCTCAAGCAATCACCTATCAAATATCATCAACTCTCTACAGCAGTTCGATGTTTCTCTTGAAGGTGCGCCATTCGTTCATATCGGTGATATGGTTGAATTGATTATCCCTGCACCAAGAAATGATACCCAAGAGAATGAGGATGAGGTTCTATTCAGCGAATACTATTCAGGATTCTATATCATCGGTGGAGCAGACCATGTGGTTAATCTCGCAAAGAATGTGATGAATAGTTCACTCACCCTAACCAGAAGTGGCTTCGATGGTAAGAATCTCGATGGGTACACCAAGACAACGAAAGGCAGGTTTATCTAATGTATCATTTTGATCTTGATAGAGAAAAACAAACACACAAATTCCACGGAAACTACAGAGGGGTTGTTGTATCAAACAATGATCCTATGAGTGCTGGCCGTGTTCAGATTCGTGTGTTTGGTGTATACGACAACATTCCTGACGATCACCTCCCTTGGGCGCAATATGCAGACTCCTTCATGGGTGGAACCATGAATGTCGGTGGATTTTTTGTTCCAGACGTTGCTTCAAACGTTTGGGTGTTCTTTGAGAACGGAGATCACATGACTCCGGTATATTGGGCTGGTAGTCCTTCTGCTCTCGATTTCCCACCAATAAAAGGTTCCGATACGCCTAATACAAGAGGCCCATCACAGTATCCGAAGAACCGCGTGTTTGCCACTTATGCAGGCCATATGATCGAGCTTGATGATACTGATGGTAACACCAGAGTAAGAATCAAACACCAATCGGGTACACAGTTCGTTATCTTTGATAACGGGGATGTCTATGAACAGATCGTCGGTAATGTTGTCAGAAATGTTTCTGGTGATGTAACCGAGACTATCAATGGGAACTATGATCAAACTGTTCTTGGTAACAAGAATCAACTGGTTGATGGTGACTATGAGGCCATGACTGGTGGAACCCGTAAGGATTATGCTGGCGGGGATAGCAAGATTCAATCTCTTGGTATGATGGATATCAGAGGTACATCTGTTCAACTTAACCAATCAGGCCCATCATTCCAGATTGTTTCTGGTGTTGGTTTCTTTCCATCAGATGAGGCTCAGTTTGAAGTAGAGAACGCTATTCCCATTATGAATGTAGCAAGTTCTAATGCGATTCTTGATGAACCAGAAACAGAAAGTACGTTTGATACATTCGTTACAGAGAAAGGATTTCCTGAGCCAGTAGCAGATGATTCAGTGGCTAATCCTAAAACGATTGAATACGCAGGAACAGGTAATACTAACGTGGTTACAGCAGACTCTCCATATACAGGTGGCGATATCGATTACAGTATGATGCTCACCGATAATGTTTCTCTTGGTGATCTATCGACTAATGCAGTGTTCCCACACAGTATTAAGGCACAGCATGGTCTTACCGTTGAGCAGATTATCGAAAATCTTACTGCGCTTGCAGCTAACATTATTGAACCTATCATTGCCGAATTCCCTGTATCATCCTTCAATAGTGGGTTCAGAACATCAACTGGTGGAAGCTCATTTCATGAGCGTGGCCTTGCTTGTGATCTTCAGTGGCCGGGGATTGACCCTTCTTATTACTCAGATGTATGTCGCTGGATTCTTGAAAACGTCAATTACGATACATTAGGGATTGAAATGGGTAACAGTCCGTGGTTGCACATCGCGTTTGATCCTGCTGACGGCACAAGTCAGCGTAAGAGAATCTTCACATACAATCCAAATATGTCACCACGATATGAGTTTGGAACCCTAATCAATTACTATGACAACGATGAGCAGATCGCGTAATGGCCGGTGAGTGGACATTAACAGGATACACAGAGCCTCACTCAAAGACGAGTGAGCTATCCTTTACTGTGACCTATGAACCTGATCCTGCGGCAACTCCGGTTGAGGTTGTTGAATCTGTTAGTGTTTCTGATCCTGCTGGTATTCTGACTATTACCGATAACGGAACCAGTAGTGATGTTTATGGTTCCGTTGCTGATCTTGGAGCTTTATTCGATCAATTGTCTATAAATTACAATTACTTGGATGAACCATCTAACGTGTTTACTGTAAATAGGATTGATGATGTTCCATCTGATGCTAATTTGTTTGAGTACAATACAGACCCAAGAGCTACCATAACAGTAAGCCTTGATGCGACTGCTGTTACTGATACCAGCACATATTCAACCTCTTTTGATATTGTCATTCAAAATAATTGGTCTGCTGATGGAACTGCACTAAGAGCGTTTATTAACAATCAGACAGGAAATTAATTATGCACTACGTTTATAGAATAACTTTCCCAAACGGAAAGGTGTATATTGGTTATACAGGAACCACTCCCGAAAGCAGATTAAAAGAACACTACGCTCATAGAAATGATGGGGAGTTCCCAATTAAGTGTGCGCTTCGTAAATACAGTAAAACTGATGTTATTCTTGATGTTCTATTTGATTTATATAATATTTTTGGAATAAAAAGAGATTTTGGTAAAAGCATAATTAAGCGATTTAAGCAACAAACAACTGTAGGCAGTCAGTTGAAGGAGGATACCTAAATGCCCTCAATTGTCCGTATTGGCGATATTACAACAGGGCATTCGTAGTCGTGTTTTCCCCCACGACCAAATATCGAAGGTGCCTCAACCGTATTTTGTAATGGCATCGCTGTCCATCTCGTGGGACAGGCTCAAGCCACACACTGTTGCGGCGATCCTTGCCATGACAGTGTGACAGTTGGCCAAGGTAATCCGGTATTTGTGGAAGGTAAAGAACTTGCTTTCGTTGGTTATTCTACAACCTGCGGTGATACATTGGCCAAAGGTAGCCCCGACTGCACATCCTACTAGAAATCCATGATAAATAAGTGAAATAGAATCAAAAGAAGACTTCACTTATCATGGATTACAAATACTCAGATGCCGATTCCCGGCTAAGAAAAACGTCTACTGGTAACGTCCTTGTCAAATACGATGAGGATGTTATCGAACAATCCATCAAAACCATCTTCGCCACGATCTCAGGTGAAAGAGTCAGAAGCCCTTTTGGTTCCAACCTGATTCGTTTCTTGTTTGATCCCATGAACAAGACTACCACCAAAAGAATCAGACGAACAATCCTAGGTTCCATTGAGCAATATGAACCTAGAGTCGAATTGCTTAATGTCGAAGTTATCCCTTTCTACGATAATCACTATTATGAGGTTATCATCCAATACAGAATCATTGGTCTGAAAGGTCTTTTCGAAACGTCTACTAAATTAAGACAACTAACAACATAATAGTGGAAACTCCATATGGCTGATTATACCGGATACGAATACCAAGAACTTGTTGATCGAATGACAACTCTTCTCTCTGAGAAAGAGGGTTGGGGTGGTGCATATCAAAGTTCAATGGGTCAAACCCTTATTCAACTGATGGCCGATGCAACTGACATCCTCCACTACATGCAGGAGAGGCGCACACGCGAGAGTTATCTACCTACCGCAAGCATCCGGTCGTCTATTCTTGCCAGAGCCAGTGAGCGAGGTTACAGACCCCGTAGAAACGTCTCCTCTCGTGGTACTGTGAAGATTCGTCTGGTTGATGATGATGGAAACACTATCACACCCGAAGGTAACGTCTTTCTACCACGATACACCCGAATCACATTCGGGGAAAACAACTTTGTGTCTAACGAAGACGTTCTTATTACCCCAACTGATACAGAAGTTGAGTTCGAGGTAATCGAAGGTATTGCAGTACAAGACACATATGACCCTAATGATGAAACCACGTTCTTCGGTCAAACGGGTTATATCCTAATCGCAAACTCGGATTCTGTTGAGAACTCAAGCATCTATATCAAGGATTCAACCGACAGCGAGTGGTTGGATATCAGAAAATCCTATAATGACAAACCCGCACTCGGGTCATTGTCCTTTGCATCACCAACGTCAAAATTCTATGATATCAAGATCAGTGTTGATGGTATGCGTATCATCTTCGGTAATGATACATTTGGTGCGAAACCATTCAATACCCTTACCGTAGAATGGGTAGAGTCATCTGGAAGTCTTATTAACGTTCAGGCAACTGGTCTTGAGTTTACTCTTGATTCCACTACGCTTGTCGATGATGTTAATGTGACTCCTCCAAATGAATATTCATACGAAATCGTGAACACTACGCCAATTCGTGGTGGTCTTGATGCTGAAACTGTATCAGATATCAGACTGAAAGCTCCAGAGTACTTCAAATCATCTGGTAGAGCAGTCACGCCAACCGATTATGACTTCTGGTTGGTTCGATCTGGTGCAGGTGGCGTTATCGATGTTAATACCTATGGTGAACAGGAACTTGGCGTTACCATCTATGACATGAATCATATTTTCGCGTCATATCTGACTATCGATGGTCAGAGGCTATCTATTGATGAAGAGACATCACTCAGGGAGTACATTGATGCATATAAGGTTGCACTCCCACATGTGACTCTTATTCCTGCTGATCAGATTCATTGCCAATACAATCTCGCTATCAAAAAGTCAAGAGAGCTTATTGTTAGCGAGACAGAGGTATTTGATTACGTCAAGGAACAGATTGCTAATCTGTTTACTTTCCAAGAAGGATCAATTGGTAAACCATTCTACAATTCAGAACTTGTTAGATTCCTACAACAGCTTACTATTGTTAAGGATGATCTAGAGCAGAATATCGCTGACTATATCAGCCTTGATACCAATCCGGTTTATATCTATGAGACTCCTTTTGTGGATGTAAGTTTTGATGCAACCATTCAGGCTGGCACAGTGGGCGATGTGTACACACTCACACTGGATGGTGCTGATTATTCATACACAATGCAGACGGCAGACACAAGTACAGACATCATCAATGGCCTCGTTTCTGTTATCGGCCCTGATTATGCTACCTCTATAGCATCAGACGTTCTTACCGTTTCAAGTACAGATGGTGAAACTACGCTCACTGTATCAAATTCAGGGTCAACTGTAACCGATAACATTATGATTATTCATGAAATTCAGGTTCCACCCCGTCTATTGAATAACAGATACGATGTTGACCTTATCGTAAAGGGGTCACTAACAATCACTGACGCGGAGGGGAATGTTCTCCTGTCCGATGATGGTGCAGGCAACTTGGGTTCAAATGGGACAATTAACTATGTGACAGCCAAACTCAATGTGCCACTACTACCAGATGGTGAATACTATATCAGGTATCAGGAAGATGACTTTAGTAACATTCGACCAAACGAGCGGTCGGTTGTAAATATATTGAATCCGAAGGATAGTTATTCTGACTCGGTGGAAACGCTTTCGACAATCACATTCGTCTAATATATGTTTAATCTAGAAGAAGAACTCAAAAAACGCATTCCAGAGTTTCAGCAGGGAGACAAGCAACTCGAAGAGTTTCTTGAGGCTGCTGGTGCGTATCTTGATCATATCAAAGATAAGATCATAAGAATCTCATATGATCATGATTATGAGAATTCAAGTAGAGCGCAGCTAGAATATATCTACGGTGAAGAAGCGTTCAAGTCACCAATTGAATTTACAGAAGACCTAAAGAGACTCATTGTTCGTGACATAGCCACCGTTTATTCTATCAAAGGGACAGAGAGAACAATCGAGTGGCTGTTCAACGCTATCGGGCTTGAGGTTGATATCAAACATGCTTGGATTTTGAATCCAGATACATTTACCCCACCACCAATCATTGACAACACCACGTTTATATATGGTAGAGAGCGTGTTTATAATGATGGAACTTACTTTGTTGGGGAAGATGTTTTTGGTAATTCATACGATAAGCTCCGTGTCATTGGTGAGACTTACCCAAAAACTCTTAACACTGATATTGATGAAGTCGGTAAGACCCCATACCTATTCGTCAACATCAGTGATGTTGACTATAACAAATTCAGTCAGGATATCGATGTTCCTGTTGATGTGGGTGTTGATGATATCATCATCGAAGCGTTTGATGAGGTCAGACCTGCAAACGTAGCAATCATTATTGTCATTGTTTCTCCCGATTATCTTGACCCTATTACTCAATCTGCACTTGATTCGTATGATGATACCGATTTAACTTACCCTGTTATCAATGACGGCCACTGGCAGCTAGGTCGTACAATAAACCATTTCCGCTTCGGAGAATACTTCCAATCACCTGATCTTGTGGATGGTGGAACTGATCACATCTATATCAGGAATAGAGAAGATTTTGAACCTGTCCCACAGGATGTATTCGTAAGCACAAGTTCAACTGCTAATCAACACCGAATTCTCCATATTCGAGATCATGCAATTCTCGAATTCAATTCAAAACTCGTAAGTGGAGATTTTGATGTTGAAGTAACGGATGACAGTCGTGATATTGTAAACAGTGGAAATGCCAATTGGACTGCCATTTATAGCACCCAATGGGATGATCAGTATTATGGTGGAATTCAGACTTATGGTATGAATCCGTGGAGTGAAACCGCACTAGCTGGTAGTGGTGATGATTCTGGAAACTGGTATCAAACCAAGACACATCAAAGTGCTTTTTTAATCGATAAAACGGCAGTACGATTCACATTTGGCCCTCAGTCCAACGGGAGAATCGACTGTAGCGTTCAATATTACTCCATGTTACATTCCACCTTAATGTCTGCAAAATTCGGCACACAACACAATAGAGCGTCTGGAGCTAACTATCTAGATATTAATGGGAATCTGGTAAATGAAGATGCAGGTAGTATTAGAAAAAGTCATCTCTTCTCTGATGGGGTGGTGAACTATTCTGGTTATCTCATTGAAGGTGATTCAGAAAACCTTGTTAAACAATCTCAAAGTCTTTATAGTTCTCCTTGGCAAAAGTTTGAAAGTGTCGCATCCATATCAACGGTAGAAGAATCTATTGATGGTAGTTCACTATTTTTTGTTCAACGAACTTCTGGTGGTGATAACTTTTCATCTAT